CGCGATCGTTCCCGAGGATCCTCCGAAAGTATATTTAAGAGTATGAGTAAAAGCGGTACTCGCTCGAGGAGTCGAGATCGTAATACTCGTACCGAGATCGATATCGCTATCGTTTACGGTCGGAGTCGTAGCTCTCGGGATCGTAACGAGTTCCTCGCTATAACTCTGCTCGCTCGCTGAAAACTGATCGTGATTGATCCAGGCGCTCGTAGTAAGTTTCTTACCGCCGTCCGCGTCGTGGGTAATATTTAAGGTCTTAGAGAAAAGAACGATCCCGCTCGAGGTAATCTTATCGCTCGAGGTAACGCTCTCCGAGTAAGTGGTTCCGTTGATTTTACAATACACGGTACCGGATCCGTAAGTCGTGTATCCGGTATTCGTTCTATAAAATCGGACGCTAACCGTTACACTACTCGTATTATTCGGGATATTACGGCTATTTTGCGTAATCGTAATTTTGTATTTAATGTTATCGTTCGAGGTCGATAACGCTCCACTAGTAGCCATACGGTTAACCTCCTAACTTTTTAAAGCTCAAATTTCCATTTTCTCGAGGAATAAAAGCGAAATTACCAATCCTCAGCGACGCCAGGATCTCCGCGTCCGTGATATAGAGCTTTTGGTTACTGAAATAAGCAACCTCGACCGCTCCCTCCAGGAACGCGATCCGGTCGTTCTCGATCTTAACCGTAAGCTCGTTACCCTCCTCGCCGAGAATAATATTACCGTCCACGAATCGGATATAACTCGTAAGCTCCCGGTACGCTCTCCGGTTCTCGATATCGTTCTCGTTTACGGTACTCTCGAGGCTCGTAAACTTAAACTCGAAAAGGTCGTTAAGCTGAGTATACAAAGTACCGAGCGCCTCGACTAACTGATCGTTAGCTACGTAATCGGCGGATACCTCCGCGGTAATACTTGTACTCGTTTGATTGATTAAAGACATAAGTCTTTCGATCTCGGAGTCTACTACGGTATTTTGCGCGTAATTATTGTTAATAACCTCGACGGTCTTAACGAGATTATCGCTCGTAGTTTTCTGAGACGAGGTTCTATCGGTAAACGAGGAATACGTATAACCGAGAATGATCGTATCGTTATCCGGCTTTAAGAGATCGAGCGTTAATTTTTGGAGTAAGTAATCATCGTCCAAATTATGAGGCTCGCTCACGATCCGGATATAATCTCCGAGGGAGAAATCGTCGATCGATTTATCCATTAAGGAAAGATCAATCGCGGAAAGCTCGATCGTGATACTCTGCTTAATTTTTTCCGCAAGAAAAGCCTCGCCCTTAGTTTTAAGGTTCGAGGCTATCGTTACATCGTTCCACGTCTCGACGCGATAAATCCAACCGTAAAGGTCTACCGCCTCCTGGTTAAACACGTAATCGACTCCGTTATTTACCTCGGCAATGGTTAACCGAGATTTTGTTCCGGTCGTTTCGTCCTCGATCTCGACTCCGAGCGGGATAACCGCGGTCGCGATTTCCTCCGCCCGGTTCGTCCGGGTAAAATCTAATAGATTAGATCCAAACTCGATTTTTTGACCGCTCCGGTAAGGAGAGTCCGCGTACCAATTTATCACGCGGTCCCCGGGTTCGTTCTCAGTGATAAAAAGGTATCCTCCCAGGGAATCGACCAGGCGACTATATAAATTATCCGAGGTGGACTCGTAGGCGCTATTTGATCTCGTGATATAATCGTTCGCGTCAATTACTGTAATCTCTCCGATCGAAAACTGTTTTTCCGCTCCGACCTGGGAGTTATGGTTCACGATAAACTGAGTTAAAAGCGCCTCCGGAGTACCGGAGAAATCAAACGGTCTCTGTATAGAATCTCGAAAGAATCCAAGCTCGCCCTCACACGTAAAGGTTTTATCCTTATAGAATCCGATTACCTCGTTAATTACACGACCGCGGAAAACTTTTTTCTCGCCCTTGTAAACCGTGATAATCGTTTTCATTTTTTGGATCCTATTATAGTAAGGGTGGGAGCTATAAATCGTAAAAACAAATTGACCGGACTTATTAAGCTCTTTCGTTATTTGCCCCTTAGTGATTACGTAATCCGTAAGGGTACTATCGTAAATAAGCTCGTTATCCGCGAAAATTTTAAACATTAAAGCACCGCCTCTCTATAACTGAGAGCCAAACTACCGACACCGGAAACAATGATCGTATTTATTCCGCTCGCTAACTTTAACGCCGGGATCTGATAAGTTCCCGCGCTTAAAGAGAGGCTCGTAGTCCCGTAAACAATAGTAGCGGTATTCGCTACGACTACGGTCGGAATTATGGTCTTTCTGCCGGAATTACTGAGAGCTACCTCGAGCGGAGTATCTGTTAACTCGATCGTCCGCTTTGTTTCATAAATGGAATACCGGTAAGGCTCGCAATCCGCGGACACGGAAAAGGATCCGAAAGCTCTATCGTTACTTACTCCGGAAATACTACACCGACCAATTAAATAATGCTCCAGGTCGTCCGGTAAAATGATCTTATGAGTTTTCCCGTGTATTGCGTTAATGATAGTATTAAGCATATACTCGCGGTCCGCCTGGGTTCCCTCAGTGATTAAAAAAGTAAAATTCGCCTCCCGGTTCTCGAATCGGATCCCCCCGGTTAAAGCCTCGGAGAGATCGAGATCTCCGTCTCGTCCGTCTACGGGTACCTTTACGACTTTAGGAGTCGGAGGATCTAACTCCTTAGAATTGAGGATTAACCCCCAATCGTTATTAGTATGATAATCGCTAAAATATACGCCTCTCATACATTAAACCCTCCTCTCCCTTAAGGTATAGTTATTACTGAGACCGGCGTCGATCTGATTTATTGTTTCTCCTACGAGGACTCCGGTATCTAAAACGATAGCTTGTTTCATGGTTTTAAAAGCATGGATCATTTCGTCCATTTTGGAAACCATTTCCGCGTTAGTCATTCCCGGATTAGTCGCCTCGTTCATTTTCTGAGCGATCCGGTTAATCCAGGCGGTTTCCTTTTCGAGTGGGACTACCGCCTCGGCGCCGTTACCCTCTAAAAGTCCCATTTGACCTTTTTTAAGAATACCGCCTCGCCATAATAGCGGGATCTGAGGTACGCTCACACTACCGAGATTTTTAAACGGAGAAAATCCCGCGATACTCACGTTACGGATTTTACCGAGCGCCTTATTTATCGCATTAAACGGAACCGCGATAACCTTGTTTATACCGCGGATAATTCCGTTAACGATAGTTTTAAAGGCGGAGGTAATTCCCTCTTTGATACCGTCGAAAATTCGTCCTCCGGTCGAAAAAATATTTTTGACCGCGCCCCAAGCCTGGGAAAATTTATCACGGAACCAGGAGGTAACATTTGAGAAAACGTTCTTAATTCCGCTCCAGGCGTCGGACGCTCCGGATCGTAAATTTTTCCACATATTCGAAAAATACTTACTAATCGGAGATACAATCGAATTATTAAACCAACCGGTTATAGAGTTCCAAGTATTTTTGATACCTTGAACCGCTTTCGATCCGGCGTTCTTTATGGAGTCCCACGTATTCGTAAAGAATTTTTTGACCGGTTCGGTAATGGTTTTTTTGAACCAATCCGGGATACCTTTAAAAAATTCCTTGACCGATTTTACCGCGTTCGAGCAACCGGTTTTTATATCGGACCATAATCCGGAAAAGAAATCGCTGACCGCCTTAACCGCCGTACTTACCGCGGATTTCAAAGTCTCCCATAAATTGATCCAAAATTCCCGGAATTCCTCGGAGGTATTCCACAAATAAATAAATCCCGCTACGAGAGCAATAACCGCGGTCGTAATAAGTACCGCCGGATTAGCTAACATAGTGAGATTTAAAGCGCTGAACGCTTTCGTAACTCCGTTAATGAGAGCCTGGATACCGAGAGCGGTCGCGAGTACTGTAAAAGCGGTCGCGAGCGTGATCGCTACGGTAGTCAATATCTTAAAAGCGACCGGGTGTTCCTTTAACCAAGTTAGCAGATCGAGGAACGCCGTAGCGAGATCTTTTACGAGTGGTAAAATTGCCTCGAGAGCCTGGTTCTTAAGCTCTGTAAAAGCCGTGTTAACCGGTTCCATTGTCTCGCCGAGTTCCGCTTGCGTATCCTTTAACTCTAACTCCGCCCGGTTCGCGTCCGTGATACTTCCCGATAATTCGTCGTAGGTCGTTTTACTATCCCCGTAAGTACGGTTTAAGGTCTTAGCGATAAGATCCGCCCGCTCCTGGGTATTACGTGTACGCTCTAACTTTTTATTAAATTCGTCCTCAGAAATACCCGCCCAATTAAGAGCGTCCGCGAGAGATCCGGTTACTTTTCCGACCTGGGCGGTCTCATTGATCGACTCGGTTAATCCCTCGATAGGAATAGAGTCTCCGTAAGCGGTCCAAACCGCGATAGCTCCCTCCGCCAATTTACTAACGGACTCGGTAGAGGTACCTAAGCCCATAAGGTTAGTAATAGCATTAGTAGCCATTTGATCGTCCCCGACGTAACCGTAAAACTCTTTATACCGCTCGCTCGCAAATTCGAGAGAATATCCGAACGTATTCGCGGATCCCTCGAGTTTTGCTTGCATGATACGATATTCCTCGGTCGCCTCGGACAATTCAAAAAGGGAACCTATAAGGTCCCCGATTGCGCTTACCGCGCCCTGGATTACATTCGATACGAGATCCGCGAGAGCGCCTTTCATAATAGTAAAACCGCCCTCGGCGTCCTTAGCGGAATCCCCGGTCTCGTCGAGTTTTTTGTTTGTATCCTTTAACCCGCTTTCCATATCGCCGAGCGCGTTCTCGCATTTGATAATCTCACGTTGTAACGCTCGGACTTGCTCCTCCGCTACCTCGCCTCTTTCGAATTGCGCGATAACTTGTCTTTCCGCCTCTTTCAAAATATCGAGCTTATTTTTTGTCTCCCCGATATTCTTAGTTAAAACGGTTTGTTTTTGAGCTATTAGCTCCACATTCGACGGATCAAACTTTAAAGCCTGGTCGATCTCCCGGAGTTCAGATTGTAAGGATCGACTCGATTTTTCCGTACTCTCGAGAGCTTTTCCGAGTTTTGTAGTATCTCCTCCGATCTCGATAGTAATACCTCGAATCAGCTTATTAGCCATATTAACCCTCCTTTCCGAATTGCTCCCTTAAAGATTTACGATCCGGCTCGACTAACTCGAGTCGGTAAGCGTTCTGTAAATACTCGCGCCCTTTTTCTGTTTGAGACATTTTATATATAACCGCGTCCCGGCGGTATACTAAATACGCTACATAGTCCAAATTATTAACCTCGATCATGTTAAGACCGGTATAACTTGAAACGATATGCTCGTAAAAAGTTTCGATATTATAATCTATCCCCTCGCTATCGGAATCCGGATAGTAGGGGAGAGCTAGTTTTTTGAGTTAGTGACGGAGGAGATAAAACTACTATATCCCTGGATAAAGTAAGTAATATCCTCCACATCGAAAAATGTAGCTAAGTACGCCGGAGTAATCTTGATACCGCCCTTATTAAAGGACATGATCTTAGCGCAAATTCTATATAAATCATTCAGCGCCTCGGCGTCCGCTCCGTCGTTTTCTTCTATCTGTTTATTGATCTCGATAAACTCGTCGAGAATTCCCTTTGTAGGAGTCCCGATCATTAAAACGGTTTTCTTTTCGTCCGCAAGTTTTACCGTTAAATACTGTTTTTGTCTTGTTGTAAAATCTAATACATTACTCATAACTAAAGCCTCCTATACAAAAAATAGGCGAGGACCATAAGCCCCCGCCTCTTTTACTATTTACGTTTACGCCTTGATAGTGGAATCTTCCTCGATATACTGGATAAGTGTACCCTCTGTATCCTGGGCGAGACACTTAAACTCGGCGTCGATTACTGTTTCCGCGTCCTTAGCGAAAGCGAGAGTAAAGCCCGCCTGGTTCTGACCTACGATCAATACCCAAATATCGCCGTCGGTAGGATCCTCGTGGTGGAAACATAATACGTACTTGTTACCCTGGGCGTTACCGATACCGCCGATCTTTAAGATACGACGTCCCTTAGTAGAGTCCTCAGTAACTCGACCGGTATCGCATAACTTATTCAAAGTATCGCCGTTAAAGGTTAAAATACCGCTCTTAAGAGTAGCGGTTTCCTCGGTAATGATTGTCTTAATCACGTAACCGAGATCGTCCTTAGCCTCGTAAAAAGTCGGAGCATACTCTAAGGACGCTCCGCCCTTAATATAACCGAGGAGATTTTCGTCGACACAAATAGTATCGACCTCCGGTAAAGTATCCACATAAGGGATACAATATAACTTACCGGAGCCTAAAGTAATACGCTTACTCATACTTTAAAATCCTCCTTTTATTTTTCTGTGTAACTAAACTCGTAAACGACCTGGTATAATTGTTCCTCCTGGATCCAGTAGCGAGATTGTTTTTCAAACGCGAGACCAAACGCGTTTAATTGAGACTCGAGTAAAGCCTCCGAGTTCGGATCCTTTTCGTACTCGTAAACCTCGATCGTTACATCGTGTTGAGTTATCAAATTGATATTGTCCGCCCCTCGCCGTTCTATCGCGTCCATATAGACCGCGTAAGTCGTTTTCGGAGCCGTTAAAAAACGGGACTCCTTATACGGAATCCCGGTCGGTTTTAAAATTTTATCCACCATTTTTTATGATCTCCTCGACTTTCTCTACATAGTCGGCGAGAATAGGCTCGCTCGCTTTGGAAATAAAGCCCGTCCCAGGGACTCGCCCGCCGTCCCTGGTCGCGTGACCTTTTTCCAGTAAATGAGATAACCGGTAATCGGAGCCTTTAACGTACCATTGATACTCAGCTCCCCGATTATTCTCCTCTACTTTTCTCGAGGTTATATTATCCCGATAATGCTTTTTCCGGTTTCCTACCGGCGCGGTAGCTTTGGTCTTTTTTACAAGATCTTTCATATGGGATTTAGCCTCGTTTTTGACCGCCTCAGTAACACTTTTCGAGTAAATTGTCAACTCCTCGTTAATAGCCTCCGTAAGACCGTCGATAGTGACATTAGCCATACGCGGACACCCCCAGGAGTTTTACTGTTTTGTGTTGTTCGAGGTAATCGTCGTAATCGGTAATATTGTAGTACCGACCACGATATAAAATCCGGTAAGATCCTCGATCCTCGTCGATAGGCTCGAGGTCCGGGAAATACCGAACCTCGAAAGTCCTTGTCGATTTAGATTGATTAGCTCCGGCGTTAAGGTATTCCGATCCGCCGGTCTTATTTACTCTCGCGTGTAAAGTAAATAAAGGTTCCCACTTCTCGGACTCCTCGTTAATCTTTTCGATTACGATAGGTTTATCGAATACCAATTCTTACACCCCCTCGGAGGCTCTACTTAACTCCAGGCGGAGTTGTAAAGACATATCATCGACCAACCTCCGGACATTGCCGGCGGTTTTTTCGATCATTCCTCGGTTATCGTAAAGATCACTAATAAAAATAAGCGCTAACTCTTTAACGCGAGGATCATCGGCGGGATAATTCGCACCGATAGAACCTTTAAGGTAGGCGTCCGCGGTCTGAATAGATCTCTCTACGTTCCGCGTAACCATATCGTCGGCGTAATCAATACCGAGATAAGATAATACTTCCTCAACCGTAGGCATGATTTACACCTCCTTATAAATTCGCGAGAATGGTTTCGATCATTACCGCTTTAGTCTGCGACGTGCTTACTCCCTCGATCCCCAGGTCGGAGGCGAGTACTTCGAGTTCTGCTTTTGT